GGGCTTCTTGTGCTTTGGCGGCAATTTCAACTGACTTCTTATATTCAACATATCGTGAATAACCAATCCACCACCCAGAACCGAAAGTAATAGATAACACAGCACCAAGTATTGCCAATTTTGCATAATCAATCATTTCTCATCCAAAGCAGTAGAAGTATTAGCCCTAAGAATAGCAATACAAATGGCAATAACCATAAGCCCAATTCCATAAGTCTTAGGATCAAGAAATGGTTGGATATATGAAAGGTTATCAAATATAGCCCCTAAGATGGCTAATGCCAAGGAAAACCACATTGTTCGGGACTTCATAGCCCCTTGCATCATTTGTTTCATTTCCAATGAATTTTTACAAAGTCTATAGCGTAATAAGCAAAGGCTAATAATCCTGAACTAATTAAACCAATAAATGTTTTATCAATGACTGCCTGTCTAAATGCGGCTTTTTTAGCTTCCGCTTCGATTGCTAATCTAACCCATTTAACTTCATCATCTGAAAGCGGATGGCTTTCTACGGCTTCGGATATTACTTCTTTAAGCAGATTTTTTAATTCTTGCTTATCTATCTCATTTAAAGTCATAGCAACTCCAGATAATCGGGTTTATTAATCAATCTTATTTTATCTAGAATTTACAGGCATTTTATCACTTCTTCTGGAGAAGTAAATGCTTGTGCATTATATTCAGTAAAATCCCACCAAAGGAACTGATTAGGGGCTAAAGTTGCTCTATCTTTAAGCAAGTTAGTATTTTCAGCATGACCAAAGATTAGCGGATCAGATACAGACCAAAGAACAACACCTGGCTTTGCTTCACTCCATGCAAGATGTTGAAAGAAACTATCAACTGCAATCCAAGTGCGACAATCTTTAATTAGCTGTCTTAATTCAATAATTGGCAAATTCTTGCGAAAGTCATCTACAAGTTGTTCTTCACCTTCTATACCAATTTGAATGATTGGCTCATCTATTAGCGCAATTAATTCTTTCCAATAGGGATAGTTTTTAGGGTTCTGTTTGCCATTTTGCAATAGCTTGGCATAAGGATGAATAATTATCATAAATAGAGTTTTCTATAAGCGTTCTCAAGGCTATCAGCCCACTTCCATTGATCCATTTTTTTATAGATGCTGTAATGATCAATACTGCCAAAAAGGGCTGTAGCTTCAGCTATAGAACGCCCAGGGATTATTTCAGGATAGCAAGTAAAGACCACAGGGTTTGGGATGTCTGGGAGAATACGGCTAAAGACAATATGATCGCCAAGACCGCTATTAAGTACCACAATGGTTTTATCAGAATGTCCGATAACATTTCTAAATATCTTTTCATCATTTTGATACATCTCCTGTTTTGTTTCACTTCTTATGCCGCCTTCTGGATTCTTCATGTGTAACGATTGAGCATCAGGAACAGCTAAAATCTTATATCCCTTTTTAAATAGCCCATAAGTAAATAATGTTTCTTCCCTATGCGCCACTCTTGATAATCCAAGATTGTAGTCATGCACTCCAGCCCGATATAGGAATGAACAATGCAGATGCTCTACTGCTTTTGTTTGCTTTATACCATTCCATTGAATATTCGGTTCTGAATCAATATCTGCAATTTTGCCAGTAGATTTGCTTGTATCAAATAGATTTGGCGGTGTCAGTATTGCGCCCCCAACTGCACCCACATTTTTTTTATTTATATGGCTTAAAAGATTAGCAAGGACATTAGGTTCGGGGATGCAATCATCATCACATCGCCAAACCCAATCGTAGCCCATTGTATTAGCCCTTTGGTGAATATGATGCTGTCCTTTTTTTTCAGCAAATACCCATTCCCAAGCTATTTTTTTAATATCTAACATCTGAAAGAAATATTGATAAATCATTTCTTTACGCATATCTTTAGGTTCATCATTGTCATCAAATATCACCAGCTTATCTGGTGGTGTAGTTTGATTAATAATGGCTTGAAGGACTAAGGGTAAAGTAGTAAAGTATCGCCCTCTAGTAGCGACTGAACATAGGACTTTAGACATTATCCCACCTACAAAGCATTAGATTACAGCGGTTTTCAGGTGTAACCTCTTGCATTACATCTGATACTTTGCCATGTTCATTGATATAAGAAAATGTAAACTTTGGGAAACATTCTTCTGTAAGTCCATGAATTTTATGATGTTCTCCCCAGAATCCTTTTGGCTCATTGTGCGGCACAGTAATTAAAAGCCTATGGCAATGCTGTTGTAGCTTTTTTACAATTTCCAGCCCATTATCAAGATGCTCAATGACCTCAAACGCAATAATGGTATCGTAATCGCCCAGCTTGTAATTATTGATATTGGCTTGCTCAAACTCACGCTTATAGCCCCAATCTTGTTCTTTAGCAACAGAAACAATAATAGGATCGTAATCTAAACCTAAATAATTAATGTTATTGGGAAAGAACTGAGAACCATAGCCAGTTGAGCAACCAATCTCTAAAATGTTGTTGCCCCATAGGTTTTGATTAGCCCAGAGATACCTTGTGGTTTCTCTAGGAAATACTGGGTCGCCTTTTAAGAATACTGCCCGTTCAAAGTTATTGGTTAATCTCCAACGATACCAATCTGGGCGGTGCTCTTTTGCAAGATTAAGAATATGAATTTCTAAAATCTTTTCCCATTGTGTAGCTACATCTAATTCATATATTGTTTTCATTTTATCCTATTTTAATTATTAATTACTCCATTGTTCTGCTGGAATTGTTGGAAATGTTGGGTTTGTAATTGGATTAACAGCCAATTTTCTTACAGCACTTCTATAGGTAATAAATTCTGCTTGGTTTGTTAAATATGGATTATTAGCAGAATCAGCTACATCAGGAATAGTTGTCCAATCAGTTGCATATAACAATTCAGATGCTTCTTTTTTACAATTAGCTTTTAATTGTTCTGTGTATGTTTCCATTTGAACATCATAAAATTCTTGGTTTCCAATACCCCAAACACCATTAATATAAGTATAAGTTTGCGCAAAAAATACTTCATAAGTTAATGGGTTGGCATCAAGGACTATTAAATTTTCATCAACAGAAATACCAACATTAATTCCATCGGCAATGTAAACACCATTTTCTTCTGTAATATCACCATAAGTTTGAAGCCAAACAATATTATTAGCTTTTTGAATAATTAAATTCATAATGTATTTCCTAAAATATTTTGATTGCTATTGTTATAGTTGTAACCAATAAATGAAGTTGTTGGTTGTGCGCCTAAAGGATTTGATGCGTAAGGATTTGTAATGCCTGAAGTAATTGGCAAAATATTTAAAGCATTAGTTGTTTTTACAAAACCACCTGTGGCAATGTTTAAATATGTTCCGCTTGTTATTGAATTTGTATAAGCAGGCGACCATGCTTTTGTTGATGTTGATAAATACAATGGATAAGATTGTGATAAAGATGGTGTTGAATCATAGGTAGGTGTAGTACCTGATACAGTTGCCTCTGCAATTCCATATCCAATATTAAACACTATTTGTGTAGCTGAAGGGGCAACTGCACCATCTACAATTCCAAAGCAAAGAATATTTGGAGTATCCGCAGATTCAATAGTTACTGAAGTTCCCCATGTTGGAGTAGTGCCTGAAATAGAAACCACATTCAATTTTGTTCTACCAGTAGTTGCTCCAGCAGAGCCAGCTTGACCAAAAGATACAAACAAAGAAGTAGAAGATAAACCTGCAATAGAAGTTGGTTGTGTGTAGGTGCTTGTTCCCAAATCTACTTTTGTACCAACTGTTTGAGTTGTTCCGCTTACTGTAACAATTTGTGCAGTTAAGTTACCGCTATAATTATATGGTTGCGTATAAGTATTATTTGTTGAAGTATTGTAAATTAAAGCAAAAGATGTATCAGAAAGCCTTGCTAAAGTACCATTTTGTGCAGCAGCATATGAAGCATAAATGGCTGTAGTATCCCCAGAAACTTGTGGAAAACTACCATTTGAAGAAGTGCCATAAGTTATAGTTGTTCCTGAAACTGTGCAAGTTCTAAAATTCATAGTGCTGTAATAAGTTTCGCCACCATTAACATCGTGAGATATTGTTCCTACTTTTGCAACAAAAGCAGTATTTGATAATCTAATTGCTTGTAAATAAAGATTAATAGGATAAACACTGCTATTAGTAATAGAAGCGGCAGTAAAACTAGAAGTAGTACCATAAGTAATGGTGCTACCTGAAATTGTGCAAGCCTGAGCATAAACTGTATATGTCATCGTTGCTGTTGCACTTCCACTTGTTGAATAACTAAACCTAACAAATAAACTTGAAGTAAGACCAACAATTCCTAAAAAGGTTGTTCCTGTTATAGCATTTGTAGCTGGACTTGCTGAATCCCAATTTAAAAATGTTTGTGGTTGAGCTTGATTTATAACCCATGAACCAGCGGCAGTAGAGTTATCTTTTAAAGATACAAGACCAATATATCCAATAGGAATGTAGCCAACAACAGTACCAGCACTATTTTTAATAGATAAATTTGCACCTATTGGAGAACGATTTTCAATAACATAAGGCGCAAAACCTTTAGCAGTTAAAGTAGTTGCATCAGGCAAATTGACAATGCTATTAGCTGTGCTATTAATTTGCGCTACTTGATATTGAGTAGAACTTGATGTAAGGGTAATAGCAGAAGAACTTACCGCATTAATGGTTGCTCCTGAAAAACCACCAGAAGCGGCAGAACCAGAATATCCTGAAAAACCACTATAGCCACTAAATCCAGAACCACTATATCCAGAATAACCGCTTATTCCTGATCCTGAATATCCTGAATATCCAGAAATACCTGATGCTCCATTAGTTCCATTTGTGCCACTATAACCTGAATATCCAGATATTCCTGAAC